ATTTCTTTAGTATATGATGAATATCTGAATAAACCTTATATAGAAGATTATTATGATAGACATTGTAAATTTAAAAAAGATGAACCAATACCTCCATTAACATATTATGGTAATATATCTTATCATATTGACGCATCAAAATATCAACAATTTTTAAAAGATTTAGTATTAACCAGACCTAATGTTACTTATATACAAAGTGCTGTTGATAAAGTTGTTTTAAATAAAGAAGGAGCTGTAGATAAATTAATATTAGATAATAATAAAGAATTAAAAGCCGATTTGTATATAGATTGCACAGGCTTTAAAAGCGTTCTTAGATCAAAAATGCCCGGTTCTAGTTGGGATAGTTTTAGTGATTCACTATTAACAAATCAAGCCTTTGTATATTCTTTACCTTATATAGATGAGAAAAAACAAAGCCTTAATAAAACCACAGCTACGGCTATGAATGCGGGATGGATATGGCACGTACCATTAGGAGATTGTATAAGATTTGGATATGTACATTCAAATAATCATATAAGTAATGAAGATGCTAAAAAAGAACTACGTGAATTTCTTATAAAAAATCAAGGATATGCTGAATCTGATTTTGATAATTTAGAACCACGTTTTGTACAATTTAAAACTGGTTCAGTAAATGAGGCTTGGCATAAAAATGTATTAGCAGTTGGGTTAAGTTCTTCTTTTATAGAACCTTTAGGTTCACAAGGAATGTATTTATTTCAACTTACAATAATGGAAGCTTTTGATCTTTTAACAAAAAAACAAATGTTAGATGATCTTAAAGATGACTTTGAAAAACAGGGAATAGATATATCTATAACTCCTAGATTTAGAACTTTACCAACAATACCGTATATGTTTGAGGGGGAAATAAAAGCTTTTAATAAAAGTATAAAGGATTCTACTTATAATATGAAAGAAGCTATGGAAATGTTTTTTAGATTATCAGATAGAGAGGATACACAATTTTGGAAAGATATAAAACAGCCTTTATCAGAAGAACAACAAGAATTAGTTGATATTTGTAGCCAAGATGATCCTTCTAAATTAATGGTTAAATATAATAAATACACATCACGGCCCTTTTTTAAAAAAATAGATTTAATTATATTTATAAATCTTTTTAAAGGAAAAAAATTAAAATGATATACTTACAAAAAAATACAGATGATAAACTTACATTACTTGGAACCTATGAAAGAAAACAAAAATATCCAGATGTTAGTTTTCCTAATGGGCCGGAAGATGCTACTGATGAGTTTTTAGAATCATTAGATTTGTATGTTGGTGAATATACTAAAAGTCCTACTACTTCTTATATAGATAGCATACCCGCTACTGTACTTTCAGAAACATGGGAATTAGTAGAGGGAAGAAAGTATAAACAAGCTTGGACTGTTGTAGTAGCTGAAGGCGGCTTAACAGGGGAAGAAGCCGTTAGGTCGGTACGCAATGAAAGACTAGTTAGATCAGATTGGTCGCAAGCAACCGATCATCCAACACAACTTTCTGATGAAGATAAAAATTTATGGAGTATACATCGTCAAGCATTAAGGGATGTACCAGATCAAGATGGGTTTCCTCACGAAGTAGAGTGGCCCGAAGAACCCTAAAGTTAAAAGAGAATTTATAAAATGCCTGCTAAAAGAGTAAACAAAAGTAAGATGGCTTGTAATAAGCCAAAGCGTACACCAAAGCATCCTAAAAAATCTCATGTCGTTAAGGCGTGTGCAAAAGGTAAACAAAAAGTAATTCGTTTTGGAGAACAAGGAGCAAGTACAGCAGGTAAACCAAAGTCAGGTGAGTCTGCAAAGATGAAAGCAAAAAGAAAATCATTCAAGGCTAGACATGGCAAAAACATTAAGAAGGGCAAAATGAGCGCAGCTTATTGGGCCAACAAGGTTAAATGGTAGTGAGGTGGACATTATGACCGAAACAGAACTGGAAAGGATTATACATCAAGCAGCGCATGAGGGAGCAAAAGAAGCATTGAAAGAGATAGGTCTTTCAGATGAAGAAGCTTATGACGATGTAAAAGAACTAAGAGGATTACTAGATTCTTGGAGAGCTACTAAAGTTACAGTGGGGCAAACAGTAGCCCGAATAATAACAACTGCATTATTAACTGCTTTAGCTGTAGGCATTTATATGGGTTGGGGAAGTGACTGATTTTTTTTTAAGACTTGGAATTGCTTTTTGTATCGTTGTAATAATAATTTGTTTAAAAATTTTAATACAAGGGAATATAGAATTAACTAGGATAGTTTATTATCAATATAAAGATAAATTTAAAAGATGGTGGAGAAACTTATGATAGAGTTTTTAGACAAGTTAAAAGATTTAGTAATAAGAACTAAAGAAAAACTAAGCGAACCTGTAAGCGCACCTAGACGTAAGGTTATTGTTGTAGGTATAGGCATCTTAATTGTAATTGGTATTGCACTGGTTATCTAATGTTAGGACTTATTGATAGGCTTATCGGCCCTGTATCAACAATACTTGATAAGGTAGTAAGCGATAAAGACCTAAAAGAAAAGTTAGCTCACGACATTGCGACAATGGCAGAACGTCACGGCCACGATGTTATTAAAGCACAGATAGAAGTTAATAAAGAAGAAGCTAAACACAGAAGTTTGTTTGTTAGTGGTTGGCGTCCGGCAGTCGGATGGACCTGTACACTTTCTTTGTTATCAAACTTTATCTTAATTCCAATGACTAATTTTATATTAGCTTTGGCAGATTCAGATATTGCTATACCTTTAATTGATGTCTCGACTATGATGCCAGTTTTAATGGGTATGCTAGGTTTAGGAACAATGAGAACAGTTGAGAAAATAAATAAAGTCGAAAGAAACACATAGGAATTATTATGGCTAAGACAAGAGCAAGAGCGCAAAGGAAAAGAGCAGACTATCGTAAGGGTGGTCGTGTTGCTTATCAGCGAGGTGGCTATGGTGGATATGAAGGCGAAGAGTTTAATGTAAATGTAAATATTCCTGACATACCAACTTATACTGAAGCAGATGTTAATCAAGCTTATGCCGATCTTAATTCAGGTAAAGTTACTGCCGCTCAACTAGCTACACAATATGGTGTTACAGAAGACTATGTTAATACAAACTTAGCTACTTATAATTCTCAGGTTGCTGAAAAAGCTGCTGCTGCTAAAAAAGAAACGTCTATTCTTGCAGACCCTGTTGGTGCTACAAAAACTGTTCAGCCCGATGCAGACAAAGGTGAAGATTTTATTGCTTATAATACTTCCCCGTATACTAGTGTTGATGATACTTTTAATATTACTGGTGCGGGTTCCGCAGGTGAGGCTGATTTTCAATGGGGTGCTGCCGCACAAGGAGTACAAGAAGGAGACACAACTACTCTTACTGATCCTAATGCCGGAGTGACTACGGCTGATACTTCTGCTATTGTTGATCCTATGCCTACGGTTCCAATAGATACTACTAAAGATGCTGCTACTGTAGCTTCTATTCCTGCTGATGGTGATTATTCCGCAGCAGAAACTCAAGCAGTTGTAGACGCTATAAATTCAGGAACAACAACAGCAGAAGAAGTAGCAGCAAAGTTTGGAGTTTCTGTTGACCAAATCAATGCAGAAATGACCCGCCAAAATCAAGTAGCTGCGGGAGAAGAAGTTACTGTAGCTGATCCTTATGCTGCTACTACAACAGTTGATCCTGATACTGGAGAAACAACTGAAACTCCTTATGTGTTTCGTGATATGGATGCAGAAGCCGCTGCCGCTGCCGTTGTCGATGACGATGACGATGTTGTTGTTGATGATGATACTACTGACACAACAACTGGCGTAGATGGTACAACTGCTGCTGACGTAGCTGATATTCCAGTTGATGCCGATTATACAAAATTTGAAGTTGCACAAGTATTCGATGCTTTAGAAAACGGTTCTATGACAGTAGAGCAAGTTGCTGCACAATTTGGTGCTACTGTTGCCCAAGTACAGGCAGAGTGGGATCGTATGAAACAAGTAAAAGCAGGTGAAGAAGTTACAATACCTGATCCTTTTGAGGGTGGTACTGCTAAAACTACAACCGGAAAAGATATAGCAAGAGCCGCAGCAGAAGTTAAGTCACAAGCAGCTTTAGATGCTGTTGGTAAAGATATTTCTTTTAAAGATAAAGCGGGTGACGAGGCTTATGTACCCGGAAGTTTTCTAAAAGACTATGCGGCTGTAGACAAACAAAAATTAATAATGCAGCAAGACGCTACAGCTATAGATAGAACTGGTACAATAACTAGTGAAAGTGCTATTCAACAGTTAGCAGAATTTGATACTATTGATCTTCCTGATGAAGTAACAACTTCAAATATTACAAAAGCAATAGGCGTAATTAAAAAAGCTGTCAATGACGGTACAGTTACTCCTCAAGGTTATGAGGCTGCGCTTGTAGGTGAGCTTGCAAAAACAATTCCTGCTTTTACTGGCGCACCCGTGAAAGCAGTTATAGATGAGTTAAGAGCTTTAACAGACCCTGCAAAAGTAATGCAGCTTTCTGAAGCTGAAGCAGCATCTAGACGCGCATCAGGTGTAGACTATATTATTGATGAAAAGTCTTGGGTTGGAGAAGTTGATGGAGTTACAGCAAAAGTATCAGAGACTCCAGAGGCTGAAGCCGCCAGTAGAGCAGCTATTACGGGTAAACCCGCTACGCCTATAGAAGCTGCACAGATAGGTCAAATAGGTTTTGAAGCTAGACAAAGGGCTGTTGTTACTGGTACAGCCGCTATAGGCGCTGCTGCAAATGCTGTTGCGGCCATTGGTGAATTACCAAATACATTAGCAGAACAAACAGTAGAAAACCCTGAAGAAGTAGCTGCTATTATAGATACAGAATCAGTTGAAGTACAGGCTGCTATTGCTGCTTTGCCAGAAGAAGCATTAGTTTCTGGACAAATGCAAGCGTTATTAGGCGGCATGGAGTCTGGAACTATCCCTACTTGGGCTAAACCCGCAGTATCAGCAGTAGAACAACAAATGGCTGCTAGAGGTTTAGGTATTTCTACAGTAGGTAGAGATGCACTTTTTAATGCTATTATTCAGACTGCATTACCAATGGCTCAAAGTAACGCACAAGCACTACAAGCTAATGCAGCACAAAACTTAACTAATCAACAACAAGCTAATTTAGAAGAAGCACGTTTAAATGCAACTAGACGATTAAGTAATTTAGCTAATCAACAAACATCTGCTGCTCAAACCGCTCAGTTTGCACAAAACATAGGTGTTCTTACAACTCAACAAAGACAGCAAACAGCTTTAACTGCTGCACAAATAGAACAACAAACAAATGTACAGAACTTACAAAATCGTCAAAGAACAGCAGAATTACAATCACAAAACCAACAGCAAATTAATTCTCAAGAATTAGGCAATGCTCAACAAATAGAATTAGCTGAGTTAGAAATAAAGAACCAAACTGAACAGCAAAATATGACTGCTGTAAATCAAGAGCGTCTTGCAGAAATGCAAATAGGAGCAGACTTTTTAGCTAAGAACGCAGGATTTAAACAGCAAATGTCATTAGCTAATCTTAGTAATGATCAACAAATGAGACTAGCAAACTTAACCGCTAGAAATCAAGCTGATGCAGAATCATTATCAAATGAACAACAAACAGAACTAGCCAACTTAAATGTTAAGATGCAAACTAATATTACTAGTGCAAACTTAGCAGCAGAAATGAATGTCGCTCAATTAAATGTAGACCAACAAAGAGCAATAACTAATGCAACAACACAATCAAAAATAGATTTAACTAAATTTAGTACTGCTCAACAAGTAGAGTTAGCTAATAGTGCCTTTATGCAACAAACAAGTTTAGCTAATTTAAGTTCAAGACAACAAACAGCATTACAAAATGCAACTGCTATGGCTTCTTTAGATTTAGCTACAGCAGATAATAGAGCAAAACTGTCTATAGAAAATGCTAGAAACTTTTTACAAATACAAACAGCTAATTTATCTAATGAACAACAAGCTCTTATATTAGATACTCAAATGAAGCAACAGTCATTATTGTCTGATGCTAACGCAGAAAATGTAAGAAGGCAATTTGGTGCTACATCAAAAAATCAAGTTGATATGTTTCTTAAATCACAAGCAGACGCAATGGAGCAATTTAATTCTACGCAATATAATGCAATGGAACAATTTAATAAGGCTGAATCAAATAGATTGTCTGCTTTAGATGAACAAAATTCTATAGACGCTGCTAAGTTTAATGCTCAAATAGAAGCACAAGTAGAGCAATTTAATGCAGGTGTAGAAAATCAAAGAGATATATGGAATGCTTCTAATGCACAAGCAATAGAACAAGCCAATACTAATTGGAGAAGGCAAGCTAATACAGCAGACACAGCCGCTATAAACGCTGCAAATGCTCAGAATGTCCAAAATTCTTATGGGATAGCTACACAAGAATTAGATTTTATTTGGAATGCAATTAGAGATGATGCAACATTTTTAAAGAAAGAGCAATTAGATACAGCTAATCAAAAAACAAACATGTATATTACTGCTATGAATAATGAAAGTAATACAGCTCTAAATAGTACAGGTGTTGCAGCAGGTGTTACAAATTTAATTAATACGATATTTGACTAGAGGATTTTAGAATGGGTTTTTTTAAAAAAATATTTAAGGGCGTTAAAAAGGTCTTTAAAAAGATTGGCAGGGGCATTAAAAAAGTAGCCGGAAAAATTGGCAAGTTTATGAATAAGATAGGCATTGTCGGTCAAATAGCTATGGCTTTTATATTGCCGGGGATTGGTGCTGCCCTAATGAATGGGTTAGGCGGTGCAGCCGCTAGTATGGTCGCTAATACTTTTGGCGGTATTACAGGCGCAATAGTTAAAGGTGCAGGTCATGTACTAAATGCAGCCCACAAATTTGTAACTGTTGGTAAAAATGTTTTTAATACTGTAAGTAAAGGAATTACAAAGTTTGTCGGAGAGTTTGGTAAAACAGCTTTAAACAAAATACCCGGAGTCAATATAGAAAGCGCCTCTAAGAATTTCTTTGGTACTGGTGGAGCTTGGGAAACTGTTCAAAAAGATATAGTTAAAAATGCTAGTAATATTTTTAATCCTTTTAAATCTACTGTAAAAATTGCAGAAGGTATGAGTATAGATGATGTAGTAAGTTCTACAGGAGTTCCTAAAGCTAAAATACAAGATATGAATGTTACTTTAGATTTAGATAATCTACGCACAGGTCAACAAATTAATTTTGATGCAGGTGTTAATCCTTATACTTATGGTACATCTGCTGATTTTGCACAAGCAGCAAGAAGTGGTAATTTACAAGACATGATAAATGAAACTGCCGGAGGACAATTAGCCCCTCCTCGTTCAGCGCCTACAACTGCTGAAGGATGGAGAGAAGCAGCAAGAAGTGGTAATTTACAAGAAGCTATTGATGCTACTTCTACTTCTACTTCGCCAGAAAGTTTATTAACTCCTCCAGATTCTAGTCAAACCTTTACACAATCAATGTTACAAAGTGCTAAAGAAGAAATAGCCGGAAGGTATGACTTTTCAACTGCACCAATAGCTTCTACATTAAAAGCTGTAGGAGATGCACAAGCAGTAGAAGCTCAGTTTAGTGATCCAGAATGGGAAGATCAAATTGGTTACAACGCACCAATGTATGTTGCTTCAAGCGCACAAGACTATGATGTTAGAGCGCCATCAGCACCAAGAAATTTTAATGCTTATTCTGGTGGCGGTCAATTTGGTTCAACGGCAAGAGTGTATGATACTATTCTAATGTCTCCTGTATCTACATGGTCTAGAGATTTATCAAGCAGATATGCTTAGAGGTAGGAAATTATGTTAACAGAAAATACTCCTGAATTTACAATGCAAGCGGCTCAAATGAAAAGGTCGGCTCCGGGTGAAGCAATGTCTAATAACCCAGATAGCCCCTATCCGTTTGAGTCAGCGCCTGAGTTTACTGTGCAAAGAGAAGCATTAGAATATTTGTTTACTGTAATTACTGATGAATCTAAGTATGTAGATATTTTAATTGCTATAGATAATGGCGTTCCTATAATGGAATTAACACAAGTAATATTATTTAAGGGCTTTACAGAAGGTAAGTGGAATCCTGATTTATTGTTATTACTTGCAGAGCCTCTAGCATATATGCTCATGGCCTTATCTGAAAGACAGGGTATAGATTATATTATCAATAGTGATGACAACGATGAGCAAACAGAAGAAGATCGCAACTTAATAACTAAAAACTTGCAATCTAAATTAAAAGGTAATCAAGATAAAGTTAAGGCTAATATTTCATTGCCGCCTGAAATTACTCAAAAAATTGAAGAAGTACCTATAGTAGAAGAAAGTTTACTAGCAAAACAACCAGAATTAGAAGCTGAACCAGACAGTCTTCTAGCGCAACAAGGAGTATAACATGGCTGACGATATTGATGTATTAGGTCAATCTCTTTTAAATAGGACAAGAACCAGTAGAAAAAGACAGCAAAAGCAAAATAGAAGAGATCAAAATATTGCGCTTGGTTTAAACTTATTAAATAAAGGTGTTGGCTATGCTAATACTTATTTAAAAAATCGTGCAGATACTTTTGTTAATGAACAAGAAGATTTAACGGGTGAAAGACTTAGACAACAACAAGCTATAAATCGTAGTACACAAGTAATGGCAGATCACGCAGCGGCTCAAAACCATCGGCTAGGAACAGTGGGGTGGTTAGCAGAAAATAAATTTGCACCTATTATACAAGCTAATTATGAAAGAGATTTTGATACTTCTCAATACAGTCCAACAGAAATAAAAAATTGGGTATACGAAGCAGCAACTAAAGAGGCTGAAAAATATGCACCTGTTTTTGAAGCTGCTAATACTGCTGCTATGGGTGTAGGAACTGATATAGGCGAGTATGATGCTTATGTAAAAACTAAAGACGGTAGAGCAGAAAACGTAGGTGGTTTTTTATTCAATAAAATTTCTAGGTCATTAAACAATAAGACTCAAGAAGATATAGATGGAGAAGTAATTGAGTCAATACGAAATAGTCGTTTTTCTAGAAATGCTGATGCTTTATTTGCTTTTGATGATGCATTAAAAAAGGGATACTCTTTAGAAGATAGTAAAGATTTAGCTAAAGAAGTAGGTGCTATTTCTGAAATAGGTCCACCAAGAATAAAAACCACAGTAACTACACCAGTAACAAAAAAAATATCTGATGGATTAAGAGAATATAGTATTCCTTTAATAGAAGTTAAAACTATAGATGAACACGGTAATGAAGCT